TGAACTCCATCATTGAGATCATCCCGGACCTGTTCCAGGCCGGGTTTTCGCGACTTTCCAGCACGCTGCGCTCAGCGTCTGTCGTATCCCAGTTGTCGTAGAGGCCGCCGCGGCCGTAGTCTTCGAGTACAGCGCGGATCGCTGCGGTGTCGTATCCAGGCAGATCGAGGAGGTCGTTGAGCTCCGCGCGCGTGACGCGGAGCTTCTCGATGACGTTGGCGTTGGCGATATCGGCGACACCCGGCGTAAACCAGACGTCGAACGGGCTCACCCGGTTCCAGGTGAGCGTCGGTATCTGCTGCGTCGTTGGCATGCCGCCGGCGCCGCCCTGCGGCCACACCACCTTCGGGATGATCTTGACCACCGGTCCCTTGATGACAGCGAACGGGAAGATCGGCAGATCGACGAGGAATTCAGCGAGCGCGTGGTAGAACCCACCGTCGCGGAGCATGTCCTCAATCTTCTCGCCGGCGACGCGCGCCTGCTTTGCCGCCTTCTTCTTGGCCGCCTCTTCCGCCTCTTCGATGAGCGCGGTCTTGCGATCGTTCACCTTCTGCGGGTCCGGCGGCTGGCCGAGTTGCTGCGCTACCATCTGAGCTTCGGAGGTAGCCAGCTTCTCGATGCTATCGAGGATTTGCTGCGGGACGTCCGGCTCTTCTGGGGCCTCTAGCGCCCACGGGGTATCGGGTCCCAGGTAGATGTCGCGCAACAGCGATGAGGCTGCACGACACTTCTGGGCGGTGATCCGTGCGTATACCGTGGACCCACCGTACTTGGTGATCTCGATGAGCTTGGTCGGGTCGTACTGACCGTTGAACGTGCGCAGAGCCGCGAGCATGCGGTTAGACCACCCCGCATTGGTGTTGCGGTGGTTCCTGAAAATCTCGAACTGGGATTTCACATATCCCGCAAGTTCGGTGTACTGGCTCTCCCCCTGCGGCGGTTGGGCCGCCGTGGCTTGGTCTGTCGCGCGCTGTTGGAGCTGCGCTTCAAGCTGCGCTGGCGGGATGACCTGTAATACTCCCGCCTGCCCGAGTTGATCTGCCATTGATGCGTCCCACTGGTTTTGTGGAACAGGGGGGCGCAAGTCACAAACGATCCGTTAATTCCGTAGTTCAACGGGCGCCAAACTATTAACGCCTCCGCGATAGCCGATAAGTTGTATCGGGGAGAGTGGTATGGACGGCAAAGATCACATCGCATGGTGGGTGGCGAACGGCATAAGTGCCGGAACTGTTATTTCTACGTTTCTCGGCTGGACACCGTCCGTAGCCGCAATGGTGGCGCTTGTCTGGTACTCGATCCAGATCAAAGAGAGCCATACCTTTCGGACGTGGCGTAACTCTCGCAAGCACCGTTTGGTCAAGCGCTTGCGCGCGAAGATCGCCGAGTTGGAAGTGGATTAGGTCCACCCCGCCGCGGACACCCGTGAGCCCACGCGCTTGGCTCGTGGTCGAAGCCTCCGAGTAATTTCGGGCACAACGCCACCATGGACAACCAGTGCTACGTACTGGAGGTCGTCGCAGACGTGCGAGAACCCTTCCCGGTCGTTCTTGTCGGGGACCGTCTTCAGCGAGCCGGTCTTCATCTTCGTGAACCGGTAGCCGCCGGACATGGCGCGGCAGAGCATAGGGCAGCCGGCAGCGGAGATCATCAGCGCCGGTCCGCCGTTCGTCTGGCGCGAGAGCAACGCCTCGACCGCGCGCAGGCGCGGCTCGATGTCGTTGGTCGGCGCCGGGAACGCGGGCAAGCCTAGACGCTGCAACGCGTCGAAGCAGCTCTCTTCCGAGACGTTGCCCTTGGCGGCGCCCGACGGGTCGCCCACCATGCACATCTTGAAGCCCATGTACTTGTTGCTGAACAAGATCGGCCGGAGACTTTGGTTGACGTGCTTCTCCAGGCCCACGTTGGTACCCGGCACCTCCTGATGCACGATCAGCCGGCCCATGTGGTCCATCTGGCAGATCAGCGACCAGGGATTTCGACCGAAATCTTGGCCCACCAAGAGAGGGTATCCTGGGATAAGCTGAGTGTCGGGGACGATATGGAAGTTAGATTTGAATGTGTTCTTGAAGACCGCGGCGCCACTAGGATCATCCCCGTACTCGGCTTTAACATAGCGGCGAACCCAGTCACTATCGTGCCCGTATAGGTCGATGAACCGCTCGTAGTACTTGCGTCCTTGCGCGCGCCGGTCGGGGTGTCCAAGAGGCAGGAGGAGAGACTTGTCAGTCTGCAGCAACCAGTCCAGGTTCTCGGCCTCCTCCGCCAACCCTGACGGCTGCTTGAAAATCTGTACGTCCGGCGGCGGGTTCTCCAGGAACTGATGCCACGGCGTCATCTCGGTGGGGAAGTTCGTATCGGCGATCCAACCGTGCCACGTAGGCACACCGTCGCCGCCCGACGGATATCGTCCTAGACGGCCTGTAAGAGGCGCCAGGACGCTGATGTCCATCTCGATGCACTCGGACAGCCACGCGCCAGTTAGCTGCATGGAGAGCAGCCTGGACTGATCCTCTTCGTTCTCCAGCGGGATGAAGATCAACTCAGCTCGCACGTCGTCGAAATTCAGGTAGAACGCGCTGTCGGATACCTTCCAGTGCCCGAGACCCTTCAGCCAGTTGTTACAGTCCTTGAGGACCGTGTCCTTGAGCTGACGCAACGTCTGCCGCACGATGGCGAAGCGCGTGTGGCGCAGCCCGTCGGCGCCCGGCTTCTGCTGTGTGGCACGGCGCAGGATTTCAATGACGGCAGCGGTGGTCTTGCCACTACCGACTGGACCTGCGATGAGGCGACCGAACGCCTCGCTCTTCATAAATTTGGCGCAAGTCACAGGGGCCGTATATTTAAGATCAGGCACTTACGGCCTCCTGCGATAAGTACGCAATCGCAGTTCGGAGACCTTCTTCGTTATCACCGAGCGTACCGATCGCAACGTTGTGTGGGCGACATAGCAACCCACGAAAACGACCAGTAGCGTGGCAATGATCAACATGAACATCTGTGCGATCACAGAGAGCACAATGCCCTCCTTGTCGAGCAAGTTGGGCATCGTATTCCTCGATCGTGATACCGTAGTATCGTTTTAGCGCGCCGCGAAAGCGCGTCCGTTTACCCTTATCTGAGGCGTTATATCGCTGCGCGTATTTTACTTCTCGCTGCGCGCGTTCCTGCTTGGTCAAGACCAGCTTGGGGCCGCGGGCGGCGCGACGGGGCTCCCACCCCGCTTCACCTGTTACGCCGCCTTCCATGTGACCCACTCCTTACCTTCACGCGCGGTACGTCGGCCCTCGCAGAAGACTTCCCAGCGGGCTGTGATCCCATGCTCGGGGTGAACGAAGAACAGCGCCTGCGATGGGCGGGCATACGGCGCGCGGAGCTTAAGCTTAGTGTACTCGTCAAAGCCTTTGAGTGAGGCGTTCACGATTACATTCGGCAACCAAAGCATCTGGTGGTAGTGGCCCATCAGCAGGTAATCGAAGTCGGCACCGACAGTCGCTTCGCTCCGGCCGACCTTGAACACTCCGCGCGAGATCGGGCCGATGCTACCGATAATTCCGTCCCCGCCGTGCGTCCCTAGGCTGTCGCCGTGCGTGAGTAGAAATCGCGTGCCGTGGACAGTGAAGTGGACGTCCGCGTCCACGGGGATAGAGAACTGGATACGCTTGTCTTTGCGGAAATGCCGTTCCAAGTTGCAGTAGATATTCCAGTCGAAGGAGGTAAACACACGCCCCTTCATCCGCATTTTCTTCGTAGACCGCCCATGGTTCCCGACTACGCAGGGGACAAACACGCGACCGAACTTATCCGCCATCCGTTCAAGACCGGCAGCGAGCATATCAGTGAGGTCGTTGACGGCCTGATGGGGGGTGCGGTCGTTCGTGTCGCACAACTCTTCGTGGATATCACCCGAGATCATGTCTCCGCCGAGGCATACGACGATCCCTGGATACGTGTTGTTTGTACGCCCCATATGATTGAAGCAGAGGTCAATGGTGGAGTTGACCAACCTCGTAAAGCGCTCCTTTGCGATCTCCGCGCTGTATTCGTTCACGCCGCCGACCTGATCGGCAAACACGCGTTCCCCATAGTGAAAATCTGACCAGATCGTTACTGGGCCGCCGCGGGCGCCGTTCTTAACTCCGTTGCCGGTGAGCCAAGCCGGTGGGGACGGCGTATGTGCCGCAAGGTTGTAAACGGTCTGACGGATTTTCTCGGCAGTGTCGTCTTCCTTGTGCAACCGCTTGATCAGGGCACGCGCCGACGCCAACTCAGAATTCTTCTGGTTGATGATCTGCATCGCATCCAGCAATCTGTCTTCGTCAGTCTTTTTTGGTGCGCCGGCCATCGTCATACTTTCTACGTCGTTCACGACCCTTAATGGAGGTGTCGTATCGGTGATGCGTTAATCTTCCGAGCGGACTTGCGTCGTACTTGACGTTTCGTTCACGACCTTTCGGGGTTCGGTTGTAGCGTAAGTGTCTTGCCGCTCCCTTCGGTGTCGCGGTGTACTTCGCCTGCCGTAATCGATCCTGCGCCCTCTTTCGTTCCGCCCGCATTTCCGATGACAAGACGAGCGTCGGCTCCAAGATCGATAGAAATCGTAAATCTCTCGCCTGAAGTGTTTCCCCTGTCGGTGCCACCATCGACATCGCCAATTTTTGCAAACAGCTTAGCTGCTTCAACAGCGTCGATAAGTTTTTCGGTTTGCTTGCCCATGCGACTTGCGATGGAAGGGAGCTGTGCTTCGAGGGCGGCTTGGGCCTGCATTCGAAGTCTGTCGGCTGTTTTGGTGACACCTTGCCATTCGAGGCTGAGGACCTGGAGGGTGTTCTTGAAGAAGTCATGGTGCTCCGAGAGGAATTCATACTGCTGCATCGAGAGATTGTGCTTCACCAGGATGTCACGCAGCGGATGGATGTTCGTGGCTAGGTCGCGCGCGAGCGCTACCATCTCCGGCGGCCCAAACTGTTTGGGCATCGCGACCATTGCTTTGAGCGCGTCGAGCCCGTCGGGGGTGAGACCGTTTGTTACCGTGGCGGTAACGTCCCGGACCAGCGTGTCGATCTCGTCCTCGTCGTTCATTGTCTCGGCTCCATCGCCCTCACGCCACTGAGATGCTCAGCGAGGACGTCGAGCAAATACGAGCGCTGCTCCTGCGGGATCGAGTAGCCAACACCCCAGATCGTTTTCAGGTAGACCGTAGGGTCCTTGGGAAACTTCTTCAGCTTGCGCCGGATGTGGCAGACGACAACGTCGACCATCTTCTGATCGGTCGGATCAGAGTTCTCGGGGCGGTTGTGTTCGATGGCGTCGTGCAATTGGGTCTTGGTGGCTTCATTACGCCGAAGTAATGTGAGAAACACTACAGCTTGCAACCTTGTCATCTTGAAACGATTGGCACAGGCGAGGCGGAGGGTGACGTTGTCCAACGAGAGAACTTGTACCTCGGACTGCCTGCGCTCGGTGCGTGAACCTGCTGGCCAGTCATCACGCGGCAGATCGATCAATCTACCTTCTTCTATAGCTGTTTTGAGAATGTCGTAGACTGCTTCGCCGGGAATTCGTGTCGCTCTGGCGATTGCTCTAACCGGAACGCCTTCATCTGCGAGCATCTCGACTGCGTGTCGGATTGGAGGAAGAGGCTCCGCTACCAACGTGATGTCCAACATTGTGCCTGCCTGTACGAGTGATGCAACGTTAGTAATCTCTAGAATACATTCGCTCCCAGGTTGTCAATCGAACCTCGTTTATGTGCGAATGAGTTTGACTACATATCCCGCAAAGCCCGTAGAGCTACGGTGCTATGCAAAGTGGTGGGCTCGTTGTTCTCGTCGCCCCCAACGCGCGGCAGGAGAATTTAGATTTCTCTCTTATTCCGCCAACGAACAACGAGCCCTACAGATGACGTGGCGTCCACATGGTAAACAAAAGATTAAGGCCCCGGAGATTTCTCCCCAGGGCCTGTCGTAATCTCGCGGACTACGGTTGTCAGAAAAACGTATAAGTTTTTCGGTCGTGAGTTACGCAGCCGGAGCAACGGGGGCAACAACGGGGGCAACAGCCGGAGCAACAGCGGCTTCAGCTTTCGCCGAGACAGCGGCAACCGACGCAGTGGCAGCGTCGATGACGGGCTGCACAGCAGCTTCGCCAGCGGCGATGTCGGCGATGAGGGTGTCGACGTCGGCCGAGACCTTGGCGACGGCGGCAGTGAGCTTGGAGAGGTCGAGAGCCATGTTTGTTTGTCCTTGTAGGATGTTGAGTAGCATCTGGTTCGTGTTGGCGCCGCTATACTGTGCGGCTATCTGTTTGGCGATAGCGATCAAGTTATTCATGGGGGCATCCTCGTTGCGATTTCGTTTACGCGCTTAAGGCCCCAGGGCATTACCCCCAGGGCCTCGCGCTTGCTGCTACGTGGTGGTTACCCACAGAACCGTAGCGCGGGACGAACGGTTACTGCGCGACCCAACCCGTGCTGGTCTTCTTCCAGAACTTCGTGGTCACGGTCACGACAGGAGCCGGAACTGTGATGACGAGCGGACCCTGCGTGTAGGTCGGCGGACCCTGCGTAGTCGTCTCGGTCACCTGCGCGTAGACGTCACCCACAGCACCAACCGATGACGCCGGCGCCGCGGTACCGGTGTAGTAGGCTTCTGCGGTCGGAGGCGGAGGAGTGACGACAGCCGCGTAGCGCGCCTGGATAATCGTCTGCTTGGATGGCGAGGTAGACAGCGCAACCGTCATGCCAGACGAAGTCTGCACACCCCAGCTGTAGACGTACTCCAGCGCCGGCGACGGAACGAGGCTGTCCCAACGAGCCAGTATCTGGTTGAACTGAGCGTCGGTAGGCATCGTCCACGGCGGTTCGGCGAAGCACTGGATCACCGGCACGATCTGCGACAGCGAGAAGCCGGCAGCGATGACAGCCGCCACGTTGCGATCGATCGACGCGAGGTCGAAGCCACCGCTGACGTCGCTGCGCGCCGGATACGGGTCGACGCCGACGTAGTCGTAGATAGCAGCCAGAGCGTGGGAACCGGCGTAGCTCGGCGCTGCTTGCGTTCCCTCACCATAGAGCGCGGTGAAGATTTTCTTCCCCGGCATGGACGACCGGCAGTAGTTCGCCACTGCCTGCAGGTTAGCCGCGGGCACGGTAGCCGGGTTCGGCTCGTCGGTGATATAGAAGCCCCAAATCTTCGAGACGTTGGCGACGCAGCTGTCGATCTGCGACTTGACGCTGGCGGTCAGGCCAGCCTCGGCGCCGTCGATCCAGACCAGACCCGTAACCCCGGCCGGCAGCGCCGACAAGTTCGACGGACCGCAGTCGGCGACATTGAACCCGAGTGACCACGGGGTCGTCGAGGTGCTGAAGTTGTTGTTGGCGGTATAACGGAGAGGTGCAACCATGTCTGTTCCCTTTGCTAGATAGCGTCCCGTTTCTCGTACGTTCCAGGGATGCAACGGACCTTGGCGATGCGCCACTCGTCGTCCCTGAAACGCCCTGCGTCTTTCCACTGTGCGAGGCTCGCCGGGAACATCATGCACTCCTGCATGCTGTCGCCGACGTGAACGATCTCCTCGTGGCAGACATCAAGAGGGTCAGCTCCTGTATGAACCGTTACGAGGTGGCAGAGCACTGCTACGATTGTGATGGTCATCGGCATGGGACCTTTACTCTGATGAAATATCGTATTTTGATCAGCCGGTTGCCGAGCTCGCGGTACTCCTCGTCCAGCTGCGCTGCGCGGATGTAGGCGTCCACTATCTTCCGCTGCTCGCCCTCAAGCTCTGTCAAGGCGTCGATCAACTCCTCCATCGAGGAATTGTGATTGACATCCGCGGGTGCTCTCGGTGTCGTCCCGCTGTTTGAACTGCCAACGTACCCATCGGGTACGCGAGTGTATGGGTCTGGGCCGTACATCAGTTGATCGCCTTGCTGTCGAGCTTGACGTTATACGTGCGCACGATCGCGCGGCACATCAGCTCGCGGGCATCGGTGGTGTTGAGGTTGAACCCCGCGGTGATCGGCATGGTCATGGGGTCGTCGCACATGATGATCATGCCGGCCGCGAGCCCGGCTTCCTCGATCAACTCACCGAGCGCCTCGGCGATGTCTTCAATGGTCATGGTGATGCTCTCGTTGGGGGAGGAGATGCCCCCGAAAGACGCCGCATGTATTGCGACTTCGTTAATCGCTACGACACGGCATCGGGTGGGGCTGGGCGGTGTCGCGGTACGAAGTTGTGTCGTGATCCGGGTTGTGCAGCTTGCCGAAGGCGTAGCGCGCTCTGACGCGCGTAGCCTCCTCGGTGCTCATGTCGAGTGTGAGGGTGTTGACGTGCGGGCAGCCGTAATAATACTCGGCGCAGCGGGAGCAGCGCATGCCGTGGTCCTCAGCGCGCTTGTCCGATGCCTCGTTACATGCCGGGCGGTCCAGGGGTCTCACCACCATCACCAGCACCACACGTCCGGGCTGTAGTACCAGTCGTCCCGGTAGGTGCTCTCTTCCTCGTCATGGTCCGGGTCGTACAGCTTGGCGAACGCGTAGCGCGCGCGGATACGTATGGCTTCCTCCAGGTCGAGGTCATGTGCCGAAGTGCCGTGGTGCGGGCATGCGTTGATGTCGATGTACAACTGGCCACACCGATTGCAGTACAGATCAATTGCAAGCCGCGCTTTCGTCATGCGATGAAAGGATCGCGAGTGTCTTGCGATTTTGTTTATTACAGGACTGTCATCTGCTCGCCCGGTACTCGGCGCTCACTTGCTTCTTACAAGGGCGACAATAGTTCCGACCTACTTCCTTTACACCTTCGCACCTTGGGCACGTGACGGTCGGCGGCTGTTGCGGCCGCGTCCCCAAGCGACGGCGCCGCTCTTCCTGGTAGTCTCTGTTGCACGGCTGACAGTATGCCTTCCCGGGCTTGTGTTCCTTCGGGCCGCCGCAGCGGGGACATGTAGTGCCGTCACCTTTCTTCTTGACCCCTGCCGCGCGCAGCATGGCTTTGCCGACGCTCTCAACTGAGAAGATGGCGGCATTGAACAGCGGGGCTTCGTCGAGGATTGCCTGCCTCTCGGCACGCGATGCCGAGAGAAAGTCCGGGTACCATTTGATCTCGACGCGCGCGATCTCTCTGGTCCACGGGCGGGTATCGTAGTGATGCGCGGCGCGCGCAAGCGGTCGCATCGAGCAGCCGACATATAGCAAGGTGCCGTCCTCGCGCGTGAACCGGTACACGGCGTGGGGCAGATTTATTTTCTCATGGTAGGGGATGTTCATGGTGTGACCTCTGTTGATGATCACACCGTTTCACCGTCATACCTTGTTAGATTATTAATCGCGGTATTTTTTGTTTTGGACCCCCTACAAAATTCTGGCTGCGGTGTCGAGCGAAGCGAGACAGGGGGGCCTGTCCATGCCCCCCGGGGGGCGGCCACGCTGCCAGCGCACGCGACAACGCACCGCGCGGGGGTTGCCCGAACGGTGCGCGAGAGAGACAGGAATTAAAAGGTGCAACCGTGTTAGGGTTGCACCTTGTTAGGGGCTTACTTGGCCTTGGTGATAATCGCCGGATCATCCGAGCGGCGGGCGATGGTAGCGTTCACTGAGACGCTGACATCCCCGAAGCGAGTGAAGCCAGACGTAGTGGCGAGGACACGTGTCTTAT